CCCATCCTTATGGATGGAGAACCGTTGGTTTCTCTAGGAGGTTTTATGAATTACCGTACTCTGTGCGTATTTCTCGCTCTTGTGATCGTCTTTCTTTTGACGAACGCAAGGGTAAGCTACTCATTGAGCGGCGATTCTGTTAACCAAGTAGAGGTCGCCAAGTAAAACTTGGCCATCTAGCTAAAGGGAGTGTCGGCATGAAGAGAATTTTCCGTGTTAATTTTATTAACCGGTGTTTCTTTAGTGCCGTTCCTTCCCTCTACACTAGATGTCTGTTCGACTTCCTTCGGGGAGAATTGCTGGTGAGGTTCATATGACTATTGAACCCTACCCGTATCCTCTTCCGGCGAAAGTCGTAAAACTTCGTTCGGCGTTACAGAGCGCTGCTGCAGTTACGGCTAGCCTGCGTTTTCGTATCGGGATGTTCTACACTTTTGAGGTCTTTGGTCGTGACGATAAACTCGTTTATAAGTCGGACTTAGTGTCGGATCATATCCGCCTCTTTCGTCCTGCTTATCTCCGGGCTATTCGTCTGCCTGGGCCTTTTCGGTGTCGAATTACCTATACTTATTACAATGGTTCGCCGTTTCCTGTGGTCTGGTCTCACGCTGCTAATGTTGATGTCAAGGCTGTTCGCCCTGGCACCTTCATTACTCTCCGTAAGACCAGGAACACGCTGAATTCGTTACGAAATCAGCGGGCACCGCGAAGACTTTTGTCTAAGCGCCCAGCTAGACCGTTTGCCTCGAATCTTCGTGCTTCCCCTGAGGTGCATACGTCCACTGTTCCGCATATGGTTGTTACAAACGGTGTATTGACTACTGATACTGTCGATACATACGAAAGTTTCAACCGTACGTGGTCTGGTGTTCGTACTCCTCATTTTGGAAAGTTGAAGCGTTCTCGGCTCCCTGTGAATGATCATCATTCACTTACTGAGCGTACTTATGACTTAGGACTAGAGGTCACTCATATTGACAAGAACTCTGGGCCTCCTGGCCCATTTGATCCTGACTTTATAATTGAAATCTCGTCTTGGTCTAGTAAGCTCGGTACGGCGGTTGCTGGAGGCGCACCTTCCGCTCCTACCCATGACGGGTTGGCGCGGAATAAGGCCATCAGGAAACTTGTTGATAGTATTGGATCGGGGCTTGATGCCAATTTGGCCCAAGACTTCGTCCAATTCCGTCAAACAGCTAAAACTATTTCTGATAGTGTTAGCAAAATTGCTTCCTCTCTTATCGCCTTGAAGAAAGGCGATTTGATTGGCGCAACTAAGTTTCTCTGGGGCTCACACCCTTCTAAGTTCAGAAAGTCACGGCCTCTTAAACCAGGTGCCCCGCTAGCCGATAATTGGCTAGCGATGCAGTATGGTTGGAAGCCGCTTCTTAATGACATTGATGGGGTGTGTAAGAGTTTGGCTAATTATTTTCAGTCAAACTCTTTGGTGCGCAGTGCGCGGTCTGCAAGCACTGTTACTACTGTTGAAAACATTGCTGACCTGACTAGGAACACTTCGCCCTTCCTTGTAATTGGCGACCACATGCGTCGTCGCTCAACTACTTGTAAGTTCGTTGTGCACTATCAGGTTGACTCTGCCCTGCAGTCGTTTCTTGCGCAGACCGGGTTTACAAATCCCGTAAATCTCTTATGGGAAGTTCTCCCGTTCTCATTTGTTGCTGACTGGTTCTTGCCCATCGGCCCCTACCTTGAGACTTTGTCTTCTTTTGACGGTCTCCAGTTTGTGGACGGATGTCAGACCCAGTTCACACGTGTGAACATATACCGGAGCTTGAATTACTCTGGGACTCCGAATTTTCCGTGGTACTATGAAGAATATTTTGGGGGCTTTCAGCGTGAATCAGTTTTGTTGGACCGGAATCGGCTTTTGGCCTTTCCTAATCTGACATTTCCTGAATTCAAATCGCCGTTTGACTCCCATAATCAACATATTCTAAATGGTCTCGCGCTAATTCGTGCTGTCACAAGGTAATTCTCGAGATAGCTCTTAACCGTTTCATCTGGAGTGAACTCAATGGCCGCTATTGCTGCTATCAAGACGTCAAGCCTCGTTACCGACCCAGCGACTACGTCGTCTGCTACGATCGGGGTTGACAAAACGTGGGACCCTACCGGATTTATCCAGCCGGGTGTCGCGAAATGGGTTGACCGATCGGGTGGTATTCCGGTCGGTTACCCTTCATTTACCTTGTCCACTCGGGCGCCTACTAAGACGTCCAGGCTTTACAAGGTAACTGCAAAGGTCTCGATCCCGACGCTTGAACAGACGTCTGCCTCGACGGCATCTGGCATACAGCCAGCACCGACAAAAGCATACGACTGTACTTGCATCATCGAGTATCTCCTGCCCGAGCGCAGTACGGCTGCTGAGCGTAGTGCTCTGCTTCGCCATGTTGCCTCGTTCCACTTTGATACCATCAACGCTTCTGATGGCTCGCCCACTGATGCAACGGGCTCGCCACTGAAGGGTTCTGTTATCACTTTGGATTCTCCTTACTAACTTTCTTTTCATTCTGAATTGAAAGCGTTTGGTTGTGCAGGATTACTTGGAGACCTTCCATGTCTTTTAAAAAGTATGGTTCTAAGCTCCTTTCAGGGCTTAGGTGCTTTCGCGTTTCACCGGATGTAGAAATCCGTGCAATAGAGAGTTATCTTCAATCATTGGATCATCCCAGGGCTCTTGCTGTTTGGCTATTGTTCAAAAATTCTGAACATAGCCAACTTCGCGAGCTCGAGTGTGATCCCCTACATTATAATGATGTAGGCTCATTCCGCAGTGCATATAGCGCAACCAAATTCCTATCGAAGTTTACGGGGTTATCCCTGGACATTGATTTGGATGAGGTCGCTCTACATAAATTCTCTGAATTTGAGAATCTCTGCAGGATGACGAATTCTCGTTTTAGAAATTTAGCTACGGACCCTTTATATAGGGGGTCCGTCGTGGAGCTGCATCACGCAGTTACGCGAAAAATTGCTAAAATTCTAGGCGAGTTTTCGGCAGAAGATTTCTTTCTAGATGCTAACTGGGGTCCTGGTGCTTCCACTCTGATAAAGAGGAAAAGTGCCACTTCGGTTAATAAGTTCCAGTGTGAAACTGGGATAACGCGTGATCTGTACTCTTTGCTCCCGTCGGGCACTTTTGAGTTAGTATATCCTCATTGGGGCCGTCACCTTGATGCTTCAGGTTTTCCGAAGTTTCAAGTTGGGAACAAAGTTGTCACCGTACCTAAGGATGCCTCTACGAATCGTGTTATCGCTATCGAACCCGGAATCAATTTATGGTTCCAAAAGTCCGTTGGCGAAATCATGAGACGCAAGCTTCTTTGGGTTGGTGTTGATCTGCGCGACCAGTCGGTTAATCAGCTGCTTTCTCGCCAGGGTAGTATTTCTGGTGAATTGGCGACGGTTGACCTACGGTCTGCAAGTGATTCGATTTCCAAGTCTGTCGTAGAGGAATTACTTCCTCCGCGATGGTTCTCGGTTCTCGATTCATGCAGGTCTCACTATGGCACTATGAAAGATGAGACGGTTCGGTGGAAT